TCATACCAGTTCATAGTCCATTGAAACTCACCTCCATCCTTCATACCTGAATATACTTCATTTTGCTGGTTCATAACAATATATTCTTGTTCTTTAAGTTCTTTTTTCTTTTTCTGACGCATATATTAAATATAATATCTTATATATGGGAGGCCAAATATTCTTAAATAGAAATTTCTAAATAATGAAATTCTGAATTATATTTGGGATATTAATTATAATTATTAATTGATATCTAAAAAAACTAAAAATTAGGATTTTCTTTTTTGAACTCTTCTTCTATTTGTAAAGCATATTTTTTAACAAACTCCCAAGGAACAAGAGTACCATTATCTTCAGCATATTGTGTTGGATCTTCTAACCCTAATTTTGTAAAACTAATAATTCTTTCAATACTAGCACCAGATTTGTAATCAGAATACCAACTTCCTGATTCTCCACTTAATTTTTTTACAGAAACCCATATTGGGGCATAACTAGTATTAGTTCTATAATATATTTCTTTATAATCTAAGCCTAATTTTTCACAACATTCTATTCCGTCCTTTAACACTCCTGTTTTATCAGTTATATTATACGGGGCATAATAATCTACTTTATCAGAATCCCAATTTCCTATTTTAAAAGCATGTTCAATAGCTTGCTTAAATTCTTCAGAACAATCTGGGTATATTCCGCTTTGTTTTTTATTATCAAAATCTCCCATATGTGTTCCTAAAGCTATTCTACATGATTCTCCTGTCTTTTTTACTATAGATAAAGCAACAGCATATATGATTGATGAAAAAATAGCATTACGATTAGGAACTACAGTTGTAAGAGCATTTTCATGAGCATAATGTCCCTTTTTCATTTCCATAGAATCATTATCCATTAATCCACTTACTAATAATTGAGATAAACCATCTAATTTAATAATTTGATGTTTAATAAAACAATATTCCCAATCAGTTCCTCTTGGAACTAAAGTATAATTTAAATATTCTACTAATTCTTTAGCACGTTCTAATTCTACTTTATGCTTTTGCCCATAATCAAAACTTAAACAAGTTACTTGATGTCCTGTTGCTAGTAAATGTAATAATAATGTGCTTGAATCCATTCCCCCACTGAGTGAAAGGACAGCTTGTTTTGTTTTATTTTCCATAATTTTAATATAATAAGTATTTTTTAATCTCCCAAATAAACTTTATCTTTTCCTCCAGCATGCTGGCAGTACCATTGCTTCTTATTCATATCATACCATCTGTAAGGTAATGTTGGATTATCAGTCCAACCATGAGCTCCATAATAATTAGCATCTTTACGTAATAAATTAGCTCGATGTGAACGATGAAATTCTTCATCACCAAACCAAACAGGCATTACTATTTCTTTAGTAATAACTTCTTTTTGCATAGTATTATTTTTACCGCGCGCTACCCAAACATCTATAGAGTCGTTTAAATATTGTTTTAAAGCGGGTAAATTATCTCTAAACATCTGACTTATAGGATGGTTAACTCTACCTTTAGAATACTGTTTACCAGTTTTAGTTAGTCTTCCTTCTAAACCCGCTATAAGTTGGTAAGTTTCTACTCGTTGTTTTCCTAAACGTTTATTGTCTAGAGATTCGAGTGATTTCTTAAAATCAGGATATGGTAAAAATACTTGCATTAGAAACGTTTTGCAATATTTAATATAACATCTTCTTCTTCCCTAGACAAAGACAACCAATTATTTTTTATTTTATTTAAAGCATCCATAAACATGCTTTCATTCATGGATATGCTTTCATTCATGGATCTATCTAAATATCCTTCTTCTTTAAGATATTCTAATAATTCTTCAATTTCTTCTTCATCGCAAGCATCAACAAACTCCCAAACTTTAATATCTACGTCTTCTGGTGTAAATTCTGGCATAACTTTTTTGTTTTAAAATAGTAAATCGTCTTTTATTTTATTAGGTTTATTAAAAAATTCATCTAATATATATTTAGGATATAATAATACTTCTCCTGTATATTTAATATTAGATATTCTACGAGCTTTAATAAGATTTGATCTTTTAGTTTGTTGAACAAAATTATATACTTGTTTACCCAATTCTGATCCTGCTGCTTTTCCTAAATAATCATATAATGACATCATTTTTTCTGGCATGGCTTTTGTTTTAAGTTATTAATTAATCTAAATAAATTTATATTATTGTAATATAATTCCATATCAATACGTTTAATAGGCATTCCCTGAGCTTGATTCATATTAACTTTAGGTTTAGAATATAAACCATAGAATTCATATTGTGTCCCTTCAATCGCAGCCATCATTGGATTAGATGTATCTATTGATTCAATACATTCAATTCCTTTATACCACCCAAATTCTTGTGGAATGCACGTACCAAGAAGATGGACTCTGCTTGTAGGTAAAAGTAATTTCATATTATATAATGTTGATATTACTTGTAAACGTCCTAATGCTTTACCTAAATCTTTGTTTGGATGAGGACAAACATCATTATAATATGAAGCACCATATGAGTACGCTATTTTCTTATAACCCAAGTCAAAATAAGTTTGAGTACACTCAATAGCCTCACCAATTGACTTAGCCTGAACTACAGCCACCTTAGTAACACCATCAGGTAAATTCACTGTAGACCATGAACGAGCATTTTGTATTGATTTATTTTTATCCTCCCAAACATCCGGCACAATAAATTCATTTGGTTTAAGTTCATTAATCCAATACATCAATCGTTCTGTATTATATGCAGAACCAAGTTCATGTAATGAATTATCCATAATAATATAACGTCCTTGTTTCTTAGCATCATAAAAATAATCTCGATAATACTCACTTTCATCTAATAGATGAGGTAAACAATAGTCACCATCAGTGTAATCTCGATTAATGTAAAGAAGTTCAAATGGAACTTCATGAAATACTTTAATATCTTGCATCATAACCTATGTTTATTATAAATATAATAAAATTAATTTACTTAGCCAAACTTTTCATATGATAATAAAAATCTTCTAATGTACCATCAAAATTTAGAATATGTTTATCTAACTCATCTTTTGTGAGTCTGAACATGGATTGAAATGCTTTATACATGTTCTCTAAACGTTCTCTATCATCTTTCTCAAAGTCGTCCATTAGGCGTCTGTAACGTTCACGGTCAATACTTGTTTTCTCCTTTTGGACTGAGAGCATGTCTTTTTCTATGTCAATTTTCTTTTGAGCCTCGACTATAGCCTTTTGAGCCATCCAATAATAAGGAGAAATATCATAGTCACCGTTGTGTATTTTCTCAACAAGTGAACTATGTTTACCGAGTAGTTTTGTTTTGGGGATGTAATTCCTCCACCAGAAAAACTTATTATACTTGAGTGGTATGAGTTTATTTAGTTCTTGATCTAGAATCTCTTGTGGGGTGAGATTATAGTATCTTAAGATATTATTATGTTCGTTGTTATGTTTCATCATGTTAAATATAAATGTTTCCTTCTATATGACCTCCATTATCTTCTATCATTTGTTCTATTTGTCCTTTGGTGTATTTTTTGGTGATTGGAGTATTTCCTAAATCTAAAACACCTCCAACTTTTAAGTTGTCAGGGAGTGAGGTGATTTTAGTATTATGTAAATCTAAATCACCTCCAACTTGTAAGTTGTCAGGGAGTGAGGTGATTTTAGTATTTCTTAAATATAAATCACCTCCAACTTTTAAATTATCAGGGAGTGAGGTGATTGGAGTATTGTATAAATTTAAATCACTTTTAACATTTATTTCTCCATATTTTAATTTATTATGAATATTTAATATTTCAATAACAAATAAAATATCTGTTTTATTTGGACTATTAATCATATTATTTATAGTCTCTATCTCTATCATAACTTTTATTTTATTTAAAAATAAGATGACTCCTTAGAGGAGCCAAACTTACTTACAATGTTTTTAACATTTCTATCATCCTAGGACATGGGTATATGTCTATTTTATCCTTTCTATATGAGTTGTGGGTATATAATCCTTTTTCACCCTTTAATGCTCCTGTTGTTACAGTAAACATTCTAGTATAATCGTAGTTTAAATCTATATTATATTTGCTTGACCAGTATTGTAATAAGTCTTTTACTGATTGTATTTGGGCATCTGAATATTTATGAAAATATTTATATCCTTTATATGGTTTATCTAATGTAGTTACTTGATCAGCTGATACTTCTTTATTTACGTAGTTGTAATATTTGTTACCTTTTTTCTCTAATTGACCCCAATTACATATTTCAATTCCTATAGACATTCTATCTAAATTAATAGCAGGAATATTGTATGCTCTAAACACATCATTTTTTACACCCAAGTGGTACGCCCAGAATTTTGAAGGAAAGGTTTGTATTATTTCTCCATCATATGAGTTGGTGACTCCAGGACCTGATATAATAATGCATGTTGCTATTCTGCCTCTAGCATCAGTATTCCAATCGTTACGAACATTAACACCAGATGGACCTCCAGCTGTATGATGGAGTACTATTTGTTTTTTAGTGGTTTCTTCTTGTAAGAATTGAGATGCTTCTAGAGGAAATTGTTTTATTTTAGATAGATCTAAAGCCATAATTTATGCTTCTTCAGTGAAAAAATTACTTAAAAATTTACCAATAACGCCTAATGTAAGGGCAGTAATTGCTATCCATTTCATTTCTTGGTAAATAGCAAATGTTGTAATAGTTGTACTTACTCCTAACAATGCATCACCTAATTTTCTCCATTTTGTTGGGGTAGGTTGATAATAATTTTTCATTTTCATATTAATTGTTTAATATAAATACGGCAGGAGATTATCTTCACATGTTCCTCCGCTACACTATTTCGCAGCTATTTCCTGAGCAAGCAGCTTGATCCATCAACGCCGTATTATCTTCAAATTCAATTACCTGTGTCAAGTCTACATTATGAAGATGTTGTATCATTTCATCAAATTGTTCTTTAGTACAATCTTCAAATGGGCTTTGGACATACGAACCTCCAAAAAACGGTAATACTGATAATCCATTAAATGTTTCTCTATTTTTCCACATCCATTGTCCTACTTTATCCCATTCATCTTCTTTAATAGGTACTGTAGCTGATACGTTATTAGTATTAGCACCTTTACGATGTCCTTTCTTAACCCATTGTGTGTTAAATCGTTTAACACGTTCTAACATATCGATTACATCTTCAGTTCTTAAAATAGAACCTTCAGGTGCACTTTGTGGTACTGAAATTACGGCTTGGATAGTTGGTTTGAAGAAATCATCTTCTACTAATTCAGGATGATTAATAGCTAAATGAGTATAAATAGCTTCATTTTTACCTACACGAATTCTTCTAATGTAATAATCATTATGCCAAGCGTGTACTCCACTTGATGTACCTAATACTAAAGAACTAGTACCACTTGGTTTAACTGTGGTAACACGAGCAGCTTTATTAATACCTATAATTTCTGCTATACGTGCATTTTCTTCTTTAGCTAAATCTGCTGCTTTTTTCAGGTCATAATTTAATATAACTCCAGAACCAATACCAGTCATACCAACTCCAAGTAGCGCGTCTTTTTCGGTTGTTTTGCGCCAAATATCGCGCAAGTAGTGGAAGTCAGTATATGCAGCTTGTAATGTACCAATAAATGCACCTACACGTACTCGTTCATTTAGGTCTTCTTGAGACTCAATATTTGAGACATTTACCTCACATAAATTACAGAACTGAAAAGGACGTAATGCAATCTCACAACATGGATTAGTACCCCAGTCTTTATCATTGCTAAAATATATTCCTGGCTCACCTGAATTGCTTAGTTCAATTTTCTTCCATAGTTTGAAAAATTCCTCTTCATCAATTTTATGACGTAAAGCAACAGCTGAGTTATTAGCACGACCTCGTTGAGGATTTTCTTCCCACCAATTACCAAATTTACAGGTTAACATATCTTCATCGTCAATATCGAATAAAGCAATTAACGCGGCACGTCTAATACCTCCACTTAATACAGCATCAGCAATATGACAAGCCATGTCATGTGCCTCAATTGAGGTAAGTTTTTCCCCATTTTGTTTTCTATCGAGAATTTTTTGGAGTTGGAATAAACATTCCTTAAGCGGTTCAGGGCCAGGTGCTTTACCACCCACAGTAATTAGTTGGGCACCTTTAGGTCTAATGTCTCTAAAGTCAAATATAGGTAATGAACCACCAGTAAAATATGCTTTGCATAACATTCTCACGGCATCCGCCCATCCTTCAATACTATCACCTATCAAGTAACGTTTGTGTTTTACTGGTACTGTAATTTCAGGTAATTTGTCTACATGGTGAGTCTGAACACTATATCCTACTCCACAGCCTGATAATAGTAAGAACATAATCTCACTAAATGATCTCATGTCATCTATAGGTAAGAATGAGCAGTTAAATATACGAGCGTTGTTTAGCTCAATAGGTTTGCCAGCGAATTGTAAACTACGCATTGATGGTAATACCTTTTTAGCATATACTAACTTATATGCTTCCTCAATCTCATCTTTAAGTTGAGGGAACTTTTCTTGATGCATTTGTTTGTTCCGATCAACTAATTCAGTCCATGTTTCTCTGCGTTTAAGTTCAGGAACATATTTACTGTATTTCATATAAAGGGTAAGGGAACTTAATATTTCTTGTTCAATATTCATTTTATAAATTTTATTTGTTAAAAATCTTTAATAGTGTATTTATACGTATACATACTTTAAAATCTAGTATCAGATCCTGGTGCTACAATTATGCCGCTGTCTTTTTCCCCTCTTGATGTTAGGAGTTTTTCTTGTACTAGCACTTTTATGTTAACTCCCTTAATATTTATTTCACCACCTTCTTTTAATAAACGTTTAAATAAGATTTCTTGAGTTGATGTCCATTCTTTACTTAATTCTATTATGGTTTGTTTTTCTACTAATACTCGATTTAGGTATATATTAACCCCTTTTCTTATAGACTGTGGTTTTATCATGATTGTAATTCGAAAAATTTTTGTTTTAACTGTTGTTTATCAAATGTATCAAATGTGTTAAAATTATTTATCTGTGACGACTGGGTTGATTCATCATCTTGATCAAATTCACCTAATACTTCAATATGACCATTAGATGTATTAACTTTGGCTGAGTATGTCATACCATCCATACCATACCTATTTTTCATAACATGGAAACGACCTGTACCATTTACTTTGTCTTGACGTTTACGAGATAAAGATATAGCGACATCTGTAATCATGATTTTATCGTAACTTCCAGCTGCTTTATCTCCTTCAATAATATCATCTTTTGAACCAGCACGGTTAACTTGAGATACTGACCATATAGGAATATTTAATTCTCTTGCTAATCCTTTAGTACTAATATAAATATCATCAATTTCTTCTTTACGTTCTCTATTCATTCGTTTTGAACGTAAGAGATCAACATAATCTATAATAATTAAGTCAGGCTTAAACTCTAGATCTATACATTTCTTAATATGTGACTCAAGTGTAGATATAGTAGCTTTACCTGGTGAATATTCTTTGATAATTAAATTACCAGACAACATACCTACTTCTTTTTCAACATCATCTTTATAATTGGTGATTTTACTGACATCTATGCCTGTAAAGAAAGCATCATATCGTCTACCAACATAATCAGCACCTAATTCTAGAGTATAATGTACAACATTGAATCCCATTTTAACAGCCCATCCTCCTAATGCAATTAGAGTCCATGATTTACCTCCACCTGGGTTGCCAAATATGAGACCAAAATCACCTCCACCTAATCCTCCTTGTAATAAGTCATTAAATAGTTCCCAAGGTGTAGCGATGGGTATTCTATGTTCTTCACGGTAACGTGATTCAGTGTCTTTATTATATTCGTGACCTAAGTTCTTGTCTTGACCAGCTTTAAGAGCGTTGTCAATTAAATGTCTTATAGAGTCATAATCACCAGCGTTTAGTAAGTCTACACTATTAAGTAGTGCTTTCTTTAATTGTTGGTTTTTACAAAAATTACTAAACTCTTCTTGAACATATTTTAGGTCCTCGTCTGATGCTTTATATGCTTCTTTTAATTGTTCTTTAATAGACAGTTGTAGTACTTCATTGTCTATCTTCTTTAATTCTACCTTCAATACTTCCATTGTTGGGGGACAATGGTATTTGTCGTAGTATTTTAATATTTCTTTTATAATCCACTTATGGGATTGATTCTCAAAATATTCATCACTCAACACGTCATGCACACTAAGTAAAAATTCTTTGTGTGTTAGGAGTGATGATATGACTTTAATTTGAAATCCAGTACCATACTGAGAGAGTGAGAGTAATGTCATGTATAACTTATTTTTTAAAACTGTTTAATAACCTAAATGTATTGTTTAACCAATATTCTGTATTCTTAATCATTCTACCTAATCCATCTTCTTCATAATATCTCATAAACTCGACAACGTCTAATGTTGTTACATCTTCTTCAACTATTGCTTCTAGAAATTCCTTTTCCTCGTCGCTTATTAAAGGATCGCCCAAATTCATTACTTTAAAGTTATTTTCTAATCGGGTCTTGTCTAATACAACTCTAGCATACACTTCATGTTCTTTGTATTTATTGGCGCTTATCTCAAATATATCTTCCAGCATCATTGGTGTGGTTAGGAGTTCTGGATATTTCTTGAATATGCCTTTTTCTCCTAGACCTTTTACACCCGGCACTTTATCTGAGTTGTCACCTAACAGTGTCTTATATAAGATAAAATTTTCTGCTAAGACTCCAAACTTATTTTTGATAGTTTCTTTATTATAAAACTCTTTCTCAGTTGGGCGGTATACTATAATATTGTCATTTACTAACTGTAGAAAATCTTTATCATTAGAAACAATATATACTTTGGAGTTATATTTTTGAGATAAATGTTTACCATAATACGCTATAATATCATCTGCCTCTACTTTGTCAATGGCGACTGTTTTGACTGGTAGAAGATCTAAGTAGTGAATTAGTCTTCGTATTTGGTCTGCTTTGGCTTCATTCTCATCATCTAGATGTTGAAACATATCCCAATTTGTAATACGAAAATTTCTACCCGACTTATATTCGGGATGTAGGTTCTTCCTGTTAGTAGAAGAACCCATACCGTCGAATATTATATAGGCAGAGGTCGGTTGAATTTGGTTTATAAGAGTACCCAACGATCTCAAGAATCCACCTAACCCACCAACATGAGAACCAGTATCGTTCATCAAGTTAATAGTGGCAAAGTTTCTGAAGAATAAGTTCAGTCCATCTATCAGGAGAACTCTATCGTGTACTTTATCTTCAACAACATCATGTTCAGACAAGTTGTTGAGCATTTTGAGTAAATCTTTATTCATGTATTATTAATCTTCTTCTTCGTCAAATGAGCCATTAAATGCATCTAAACTCTCATTCCATTGTGAGTTATCTTCATGGATATCATAATTGCCTTTTCCTAGAATATCAACCCACTCATGTGAGTGTTGTTCTTTATACTTTTTAATCACATTAGCGTCATCTTTAATAAATCCATGAATTGTAGATACAATAGTACCTTTTGTAGTAATTCCATTAACATGATTCTTATCACACGACACTCTAGTACGTAAAGCAAACTCTACTTTTTTCTTATCTTTAATAGCTTCAATCTTAGATGTACCCGCATTAGTAATGTTACCAAAGGTAAGACATAATGAGGCGTCGTAATACATGGTATCACCACCTTTATTAGTCATACGAACTTGTTCCATAGGTGATTTAGGACGAGTATTACCTGTTTTATTTACAATAAGTAAAGTATTAGTATAAGGAGATGACTCTTTACGTGACATTACAACCTGTTGGTTTACAAAATTACCGAACTGATTAGCAATGGCACCTGCATTCCACATCGCGTCATTCTTACCATGATCTAGACTCATTTGACAGGGTATTGAACCAATTGAGTCCCAAATAAACAACAAGTCATAAGGTAAATTACCTTTCTTTTGTTCATCTAACAAGTCAATAATAAATACCGCAATATCCTCAATTGAATGGAGTGTTGTACGATCTCGGTAGATAAAGAAACCTTCATGATCTACTACTTCCTCATTCTCATCTAAGATATCTACCATTTCAAAACCCATTGTTTTCCAGTGGTTCCAATCATGTTTCATCTCAGTAATAATAAGTACAGGTAACACACCCATTTTCTGAGCGTTTACCGCCACCTCAATTGTAGTGGTGGACTTACCTGTATTACTCCTGCCTCGTACAGTAACAATATGACCCATAGGAACACCTGGAATAGATAATGTTTCCTGAAGGGCTGGAGAGAATGGAATCCAACGTTGGTCTTTAAACTTCACGTTGGATGCCAGTCCTTTTTTCTCCTTAAATTTATTTAAATCAAATTTAGATTTAAGTTCCGATGAAACAGCCGCTGTAAGCGATGCTGTTTCTTTTTTTTCTCTTGCCATATATAACTTTATTTTAATTAAGCATCTTCATTTTCATCATCAAATAACTCATCAAACTTATCTGCTTTACTAGCTGGTTTAGTAGGTGTTTTCATGGTGTAGTTTTTAGATGATTTACTTGACTCATTATCCCAAGGTAAGTCACTTGCTGGTGCTTCAGTTGTTTCTTCCTCAGTTGTTTCCTCAACATCTTCAGGATTGAGCCATTCTTGTAATGCTTGTTTCATCTCATCATATGAGTACTTCTTAAATGTCTCCATAGGATTAGGCTGATTTTCAAGTAATGACTTGACTAAGTTCTTGTCGTCAGATAATGATGTTTGTTTAGTACGAGGCATAATATTTGTCTTATTATATGCGGTACCAGTAACTTCAGGCCCAACAGTAGTGAGTGTCACGACCTTCAACAATGTCTGTGAAATCACCTACATCATCATTATCTGCTAGGTTAAGAAAATCCATATAAGTTTCTTTACCAAACTGCCATAATTTTACTCCTTCACTTTCTTTACCACGAACAACTACAGGAGCAAAGATACGTAGTTTTGGGTCTAATTTTTTCGCCAAACGCCAGTTGTCCTTGTCATTTGTCTTACGTAATTGTTTAGCAAATTCAATAATTGGGTCTTTCTCACCCCAGTTTGTAGGTGAAATCATTACTTTATTTCCAATACCATAATGAATATAAAGTTCAGAAAACGGGTTTGATTTATTATACTTACTAGGTACAACACGAACCGCTTCCTTTCCTATTGATGGTTTGAAATAAATGTTTTTCTTTTCTCCGCTATTATTTCCTTGTTTTGACTGCATAGCGCTCAGTCGGTTTTTGATTTCTGATAAATCCATGATTAAATGTTTTTATGTTTAGATTAAAATATAACTTAAAATTTTTGAATAACCAAATCTTTGTAACCGAAGTTTAAAAAACTCTCTTTCGAGAGCTTTTATTTTTATTTTTTAGAATAAATGTATTTTGGTTTTAAAACTGTTTGTATCCATTCCTTTGTTTTAAATGAAAGACTATCTTTATTTTTCTTCATTGAACTTTTAAATAAATCACTTAATGATGTAAATCCGTTTTTAATTAAATCATCATACACATCATCAGGTACTTCAACTTCAACTTCTTCTTCATTTAAATTAGTAGATGAAGAATTATTTACCATTAAAAAGTTATGTACTTCTTCAATGTCATCTTTTGAAGTAGCGATATGATCATCCGCCCAATCATGTCCATCAGCTAAAATACTATCAATTGAATTTTCATCTAGTTCAAGCATCTCATCCACCATCATTTTAATGGACTTAAGATTTTGAAAGAACATATAGCGGTTCAGTTCTTCCTTAATTAGTTGGTGTAGTTGTGATTGTTTCATAATTCTACTATCTTGTATATTTTAGTATTCAATTGCTTAATTTCTCCATGATTAGTTAACAATATTGAGTTACGATAATGTTGCCAATTGATGGGAAATCTAGAGTCAACAGCACCACCATTTAACTTCTTAATCAACGCATTTAACGCGTTGATTGTATATAATGTGTTACTTTCTTTTTTCCTATGTGTTAATATTGTATTCTGAGGGATACTACTTATATTACCTTGATCAACATTATATGTTATAGTGTATTCATCTGTACTTTTAATGTACAGAACAAACATCTTATTATACATAATAGTGTATGAATTCTTGATGTTATCTATCGTCTCCTCAATATTACTCAAATCGGTAAAGGTGCAGAATAATTTATTGTTCAATGTATCTATGTTTAAGTCAAAATCATATGTGTTTTCCATGTCATACATATTATATAACTTATTCAAAATCATAACTTGTTCCATAGTTGTGTTTAATTTCTAGTTTATACTTCTTAAATATATCACCTATATCTTCTAATACCTCGTTTTCATCCGTATCTAAATCAACTAATATGGCGTCATAGGTGTACAATACAATCTTAGTATTCTTACCCTTCAGCACCTTTATTATATCCTTTATTATACGACCATTATTTAATGTCTCCAACAGCTGGAGTGCATAGTTAAATAGTTTTTGCGGATTCATATCATCCAACTCATTCTTATCAAATGTTCTATCGTGTACTTGTATGCTGCCGTCATTATTAAACTTGTCCCACAACTCATTCACATATTCTTGTATTAACCTAAAATACTCCCAATCCTTATATTCTTTATATATCCCACCATATAATTGCCTAAACATGAGTATTTTAGCCTCATTTTTATCTATCCCAGCATATTCAGCGAATTCTTCATAAATTGGTTTAGATGGCTTATAACCCACCAGTTTGGCTGCTAATGTTGGATGGTATGCTGAAATATCTATTTCAACAAATTTATCATTTTCAGGAATAAACGCCTTGCGGCATCCATTATCTTTATTTAAAGCCGCGAAATTAATACCGTTAAAAGCATTAGATGGTCGTCCTGTGGTTGTATGTAAATTATATTGCGTGTAAACTCTACCATCTTTGATATTAAAATCTTCATATGTTGTTTTAAAATATTGTTTAAATAATGTAGGTTCAATTTTTATACCATTTTTCTCAATGTAAAACAACGAATAAAATATGGTGTTATCTTGTGATATATATGGTATTTTTACTTGGTTGAATATTTTTTCGCATTTTTCGTAATGTTTAACCACCGGTATAATGCGATTAATATCTTGTTTAGTTGGATATCGGCGGTAAAAATGGTCGTGTACTTGTGTGGTAGTTTGTATATACGTATTGAGGGAGGTGGGGTGGGTACTTGCAGCATGTCTCAATTGAAAATAATATAAAAATGTCTTCAAATCCCTAACATATATTTTCTCTAGACTTTTAAGTACTTGGTTTACATGTTTTATGTTTATAGGTAGTGTTTCACTGTGGTCTACACTTAGTATGTAACCTTTTTCTCCTTCCTCATCAAGTGGTTTAACATATACAAGTGATGTCTTGTTTAACATGGGATGGAGATTATCATTGTATGGTATTACCTCTACAAACGCTTGTTTGTATTCCATGTTGTAGAATGTTTTGAGTTGGTCTAATGTCTCAACTAAGTAAAATGCCATAACCTCTATTATATCATATAAATATAAGATGGCTCCTTTACGGAGCCAAACTTACTTTATATGTTTTAATTATTTAAATTTCATCTGGGTTGCTGAAGTAGTAATAACTCATTTCTTCCTGCATAGCATCTTCTAATTCTTTATCAGTCATATCTTCAATATCGTCTAGATACTGTTATGTGTAATAAAAAATAATTAATATTTTTCAAGTTTTTCACAAGTTCCTGTGTGATTAAAGATTGCTTTATACTTTATATCTCCAATAGAAAATTCGACATCAACTCCATCATCGCTTCTTCGTGTGTAAGATATTTTAGTAGCATCATTATTTTTGAGTTTTTGACCAATTTTATCAATCATTTCATCACTACCTCTTTTTTTACCTTTATCAGGATAAAGAGACATTCTATATACATCAATATCTTTTTTAGATATACTTTCATTAAAACTTTTCAAATGTTTTATATTGTAATAATTATTTTTCACAACTTCATTTAATTGTGATTCTATAATTAAGCCTGCAAGTTTTTGCATTCTTTTAAATTCGTTATTCATGTTTTAAATTTTATTATAAATATACGGAAGGAATATAAGAGTGCCAAACTTTACACAAAATACTTTAAATAGTCATTTTTGAGATAGTCATTAAAACGTGGTAGTTTGAGTTGTTTCATAGTTAACTCAACTATGTTTTTGTTGGTGCGGGCTACAATATCTACTTGACCCGATATTGACCATGGTATATTGAACGGGAAATATAGTTGCCATAGTATTTGAGGATCCTTGTTTGTGAGTAGGCTGTATTGTTTTGGGTCTATTTCTATATATTGTATTTCATTTGTCTTCTTGCAAAAGAAACGTCTGAATTCTCCTACTTGGTAATCCTGAGGGGAGGGGAAAGTTAGGGTGTATATTGGGAGGAGGGTGGTTTGGTTGACATCTGTATTTTTAAGAATATCATATTCTACATTAAATATATTTATGTTTTCAATTGTTATACTCTCAACAACTGGAGAAGTTGAGGGAGATAATATATCAGATGGAGTTAATGGTTGGTTGGGTAAGTCATTTTGATTTCGACCAGTGAAATATTCTCCGGCTGATGTTTTAAAATAATATCCTATATAATTTTCTTTTGTTGATGATATTACAAACTCACCACCGTTGGTGTGAAGATTTGTTTTTATTTGAGATAATGGATAATACATTTTATTAATTAAGTAACATTTGAAACGTGAACATGATTAAAATGACCTTTTGTTTTCCACAAAATGGCCTTAGGTTGGGAGGTTCGTGAATTTTCTACATTTAATATATATCCCATTCTCCTTAATTCCGCAACAAATTTGTCAGCATCATTAGAATTGGTAATACTATTAACTGCTTTATCATTGATTACAGCAATATCAACAGCATATCCTTGTTTATGTCTTGATGGATTACCTGACTTTGTTTTTTCAGCATGACCACTAACTGCTGTTGTTATACTAACTGTCACTTTAGATTGTTGAGCAGCTTTACTTATATCTGCTAATAAATTAGCACTTATTCGATCTCCAGCGGGATTACCATAGCCAATATTTTGGAATCGAACATTAGGGTAATTAACGTTTGTTGTAAAGTTAGTTGAACGAGGAGCACCAGCAGCACCTGCTGCTCTTTCTGTTAGTCCTGAGTTACCGGTTACTGGGGCTCCAACATTAAAGTCATCTTTTACACCAAATGGATTCTTAGGTACAGCCAGTGATTCAAGTGTTGTTATCCACTGGTTATCTTTTATTTCATGGGTTATACCCTTAATAAGGAATTCTAAAGATTGAGGATAGTTTGATGGAAGAAATTCTGTATCAGCAATATACTTTTGGTATACTTTCATTCCAGATAGTCCGTCTATAGTTAGAGTAAGATCAAATGGTAGGAATCCTATACTAGGAGATGACAAACTCGCGGTTTTTTGTCTTTGGTCTAATGTAACTTCAGCCTGGTTATATTCAGCGAAAGACTGTATTGAGTTTGAGAAAGCATTAACATCATTTTGATTCCATATATTATCTTTCATTTCTTGAATAAAACGGTTAAATTGGGCTATTACATCTTTATATTTAACTTCTAATGTTGGGGTTGATTGAGTTACTTGGGTTTGAGTATTGGTTGCAGTGTTAAAACCAGGTATGATCATACTCATAAGATTATTTGTTCCACCAGATGGAGCTAATGGGGCAATAAAAGGCTGAGTATTGGTTGGATTTGGATAGCCTGAATTTGGATTTGTTGGTTCAACCCACTCTTCTTTAACTCGATCTACCAACCCATAATTCATTACTGATAATGCAGTTGAGTCTTGTCCGGTTATATATCCATTAGCTTGGGCACCTATAGTAATCATAGTTGCCAAGTTAGGAGATACGGTAGTGGTTAAACTTAAATCTCTTACTATACCTGCCAAAGATTTATTTGGATCTAGTGTGGCGTAATACCCAAACATTTTAAATTCAGCTGGAATGTTAGATATTTCTGTAGAACCTGTAGGTAAAGTTTTTAAGATAGCTGAGGCATCCGGGAGTATTAAGTCATCTATGAACTTAATAATATTAGTTTCTGAGTCTACTGTTGGAGTTAGTTTGTTATAATTTCCGGTTGAGTTATTAAAACCTCTTGTTAGTATAGTAAGTAAATCAATAAGTGTTAATACACCAGTATCCGCGTTTTTATTAGCTTCTATTTGTTCTAAAATGTAACTCATACTAAAATATGAGTTCATTATTTTACCATAAAATGATGTATATTCTCCAGCTAAGATAAAATCATTAAGTTGAGGAAATAGAGTTATGTCTTGCCCATCATTAAGCTTGAATTTTCTCTTAAAAATGCAAACATTAGGATTAGCACTTAGTTGTCTACTATATAACAATATAATGTTACTGTTTACATCATAGTCAAACTTTATTATTTTAGATGGATTATTTTTATCACTATTTTTTAATTGAAGTATAATGTTCTCTTCAAGTTGTTGTAAGAAATAACCAAGTCTGACATAATATAGAGGATATAAGTTTCCGCCACTTGTAAAGTCTATTTTTACAGCATCAACATTTTCTCCATTTTGAAAAACAGGATTAGAATCTAGACTAATCCTTGTATTATAAAATAATGCTCCTATATCATGAGTATAAGCATATTGGTTTATTATTTTAGTTGATGAGTCTGAGGTTGGAGGAGATGCCGGTGGAGTAGAGATTCCAGGGTTAGTGAAACCTGGTAAAACTGTACCCATGAGATTAGTCACCACACCAGGTTGAGAAGGAGATTGAGTTTGTTGTGCAGGAGGAGCTAAATTTTTTCTTTTATTATAAATTATATTAATTATATCATCCCATTCAGGGTTCACTGTGTTATATCCCGCTTGTATTAAATTTTTAGTAGACTGCTCTGCATTTCCGGGGACATAATATTTACTCCATTTTTCTAAATGATGCTTAACAGCGGATTCTAAACTATCATACTTAGCATGAGGTTGATTATCTGCCCCAGGTAATTCTCCAACTATTCCTTTTGTATTTATTTGGTTTTTTGTAATAGTTTGTCCAAAAGCATTATATCCTTGTTTATAAAAATTAGATGTTAACCATGACGATTCAAGCATTGATATAGCGGCTGTTAATTTAGGGTCTGGTGAATTTGCCGCAATGGCTGCTTTTTCTATTGTTTGAAAAGCTTGAAGACGTTTTGGTAAATCTAATGTGCTTTTAATTTCTCCTCCTGATTTGATGAGTGCTTGCTGTTCAGATAAATTAACACTTATATACCCAGATAGAGCATTCATTTTAAGAGACTCAATAACATCTCCTATTGATCTAACAGTCACTGTTATATCATAACTTAAGTCTCTATTGACTGTCCATCTAAAGTTTACTACTTTACCTAATGATGCGTCATAATTACCACATGAGTTTAACCTGTTTTCTCGTATTTTATCTGATATATCATTCCATTTAAGATTGCCTGCTAGAAATTCATCAGCTAAATTATATGGGTTTTCCTTAATAAATTCTTCTTTATTATCATAATACATTGTATTTCCCCACTCAATTAAGACTGAGTAGCCTAAACTTAGGTATAATGTATTTATAATGTCAAATTGTTGCCTATTATAACATTTTATACCAATGGTGGCTGTTTTAAGTGACCCTCTATTTTCCGTTTTAATGGAAAATGATGTTATACCAGGCATTGGTCTAAGACCAAAATCTAAACCTCCTAAACCATAAGCTGGTGTACTTAATATTGATCCGTCTCTGTCTATACCTCCGCGTAACCCATTTTTGCCTTTACCTTGTTCAGATACACCTCCAAATAAAACATATTGTTGGGCTAATTGACTTTCAGGAAGTAAGACATTAGTCATCTCAGCGTTAGAGGCCTTAAGACGCTCGTTTAAGTTTATATCAACAGATGAAACCATCTTAACCCATCCTGTATTAGCATTTTGCCAAACAAGAAGACTTGGGTCACCACCCGGATTTCTATTTTTGGCACCTTTCTTTTGTTGCCTAACATTAATTTGTTCGACTATTTTTCTTGGAAAATTTTCTCCAACTATGTTCATAACTTTATTGGTTTATTAGTTTAAACGCACTTATTACACTCTGTGGGTTGTTTGGTATTCTTATTTGTAAACCTTCAGGTATAACTAATGAGTTTTGAGGTAAGTCAGATGGTAATGATGTTCCTGCTGTAGCTGTGTTAGCGATTGATATAATCCACCATAATGATGAGTCGTTATAATATTGTTGAGCCAAAATATCAAATCTATCACCTTGTGTTGTATATACATAAATATCGTCAGCACTTACAGGAACCTCAGGATAACGTGAGGTTACGTAAGCTTGTCTTGTATTAAGTTTAGTTTGTGGTATGTTTTGATAACGATTCATATTAAATATAAATGTTTCCTTCTATATGACCTCCATTATCCTCCACCATTTGTTCT